AAGAATTCCACATGATGTTGGTCAACTTCGTCATGATGCGTATCTTCCAGTTCCAAGAAGACCCAGAGATGGCTGCTGTCTATCAGCGTCATTTCCAAGAGGGTGTCGCAATTGCTAAAGATAATCTCACAGCACCAAACAGTAACCAGCCAGTAATTCTTTCTGGTGGTTTGCAGACTAACCCTGCTTACTGGTGGTCAGTTGGTCCTGGAATCATGGTGCGTCCTGGTTCTCCTAATCCTCTTGGGTGGATGTACTAATGCCTCAGGTTGCTTTTAATCAGGTAGCAGACTTTACTGGCGGACTTAATTTCCGTGCCGACCAGTTTCAATTGGCACCAAACGAATCACCCTCAATGCTTAATGTTGAGATTGACCCTCGTGGTGGTGTCTTTAGTCGTGCTGGTTATAAAGCAAAGCATACTCTTCCTGTTGTAAATCCAGGTTCTACATGGAATCCAAAGGGCTTGTTTAATTTTAAAGGCACTACTCCTAACATAATGCTGACTACTGGCTACACACCTGGCGTACCATCTGGTATTCCTGGAAATGTTTACTACTCTAGCGGTTCCAATTTTTCTATTTTAAACCGTGTTGTTTCTTCCGTACAAGTTCCAATTGAGGTTACAAACTACGGTGGTGCAGCAATGACAACATGGAGCACAACGCTCTACATCGCTCCTGGTTATAGCGAACCCAACTGTTACAAATGGAATGTTGGTGACATAAATGCAACAACACTGACAGCATCTGGTCCTACTTGGCAACCATACGCACAGCCAACTGGTGGTTATATGCCAAGAGCATCACTATGCATAGCACACGCAAACAAGATGTTTGTTGCCGACACTTATGAAAACGGCACTGCTTACCCAAACCGTCTTCGCTGGTCACATGAAGGTAGCCCAGAAAACTGGTTCCAAGATGACTACATTGACATTGAAGCAGGCGGTATAGGTATCCGTGGAATCTACATTGTTGATGGTCAGTTGCTTATTTTCAAACCCAAGGCAGTTTATTTGCTGATGGGTTATGACGCAGATTCATTCCAACTTGTTGAACTTTCAACCACTCTTGGCATTGATTACCATACTCAGGCTGTTGCTGGCAATGGTGGAGTTTACTTCTTTGATTATCCAAATGGTCTTTACTTCTACACACGCAATCAGATTGTTGACATTTTTGAAAAGATTCGCCCAATAATTATTAAGAATGAAATTAACTCTGGCGGACTTCTTTCAATTAGTCTTTCTTGGGTTAATCAAAGGCTATGGGTTTCACTTCCTTATCTTGATATTGATGAAGGAGTTCCACCAACTTACCCATCGGTGAATCTTGTTTATGACCCAACTATTGGTCGTGGTGGTGCCTACACGATGTTCCAAACTTCTCCACGAATGTCAGATGATGCAACTCCTGTTGCTATTGACGGGTTTGGCTTGGTTGCTGGCTGTGACTGGAGAGATAATTTAGATAATGCCTTCTATTTGATGACATGTCCAGATGACGACTCAGCGGTTGTTTATTCAGTAGACAATTATGACAATGTAAACGATGATGTGTGGAATCCGTCTGCAACACCAAACCCAGAGTTTCAACCAACTGGAAAGTTTAAATCATATTATAGAACAAGTTGGTTTGATGACAATCGTTATGTGCAATTGAAATCATTTGTTCGTCCATATTTCGTTTTGAAAGAAACAGACCAAACCACATACATAAAACTCAATGTTTATAAAAACTTTAATGAGAAAAACATTGCCCGAACAAGAACAATGACTGTTACTGGTAGCGGAAGTGGTGGAGTATTTGGAACTGGAGTATTTGGAACTGCGGTTTTCGGACAGCCCGTTGAAGGTGCTTTCCTAAAAAGAAAGGGTATTTCTCCTCTTGGTAGGGGATATGCCGTTCAACTGCAATTTAATGGTCCAGATGACCAAACCCCCATCACTGCTCCTGGCAGAAAATGGGGAGTGAACTCAATCGCTTATAAATTTAAGCGCAGAAAAATCCGAGGTACATAATCATGGCAATTACGCTTAAAACAAATTTCGCAACTGGTGACATCATTGATGCCGCCGACTTTAACACCAACTTCTTGAACATCGCTACATTCGTTGATGCTCTGCAGGCTGGTGACAACTTTATTGCTGGTTCTATTGAGTCAGGAGCACTTGCTGGTGGTGCAGTCACAGAACCAAAAATTGCAAACAATGCAGTAACACTTGCAAAACTAGCATCAGCAGTTGCAGATGCTTTGGTTCCAACTGGTTCAATCATCGCTTATGCAGGAAATACTGCTCCTAGTGGTTGGTTGGTTTGTGATGGCTCAGGATTTAGCCAATCAACATATCCTGCTCTTTATGCACTCCTAAACAATACTGCTATTCTTCCAGACCTTAGAGAGCGTGTACCAATGGGTGCTAGCGGTACTGTTGCTGTTAGAACAACTGGTGGTACCAGAAAGATTCAACTCAATGACCTGCCTGCTCACTCTCACCCAAACACAATTGCATCAGTAACCATTAGCGGTACTGTTGGTGTTACACTTGCTGGCGGTAGTCACTCACACACTGGAACAGTTGGAACTAGCGGAAGTGCTCACGACCATGCCCTTCCAACAATTCGTCAAGGTCCAGCGTCTTCGGCACATAGCGGTTCAACAACAATTGCCGCTGGTTTCTCTGGTACCGATGTAAACCTTGACACTGGTTCTGTTGGTTCAGACCACAGTCACAACTTTACTGGTGATTCTGCAAATGCTGGAGTAACAGTATCTGGTACTTCGTGGACACAAACTGGTGGTTCGGCATCAATTACAAATGCGCCAAACGCTACTACACACCAAGATTACTACCAGCCTTACTACTCAGTTAATTACATCATCAAGGCAGCATAAGAAGGAATATTATGGCATACGACCCAGCGACATATGAAGCATTAAGGAGACAAGCACTAGCCAGTTACTCACAGCGTTCGGCTATGAATGCTTATAACCGTTACTTGGCAGAGACTCGTGGTCAACGCCCCATTCTTGAATTAGAAGAGGCTGCGTTTGGTGCACGAAAAGAAGTTCCACGACTTACATCTAGTTATGGCAGACGAGGACTTCAAGGTCAAGGTGTTAAATCTGGTGTTTATTCAAAGGCTCTAAGCGATTATGCAACTAATAGAGCAAGAAAACTTGGATACGCAAGAGAAGATTTGGCTAGTTCACTAAGAGGGTATGACCTCACTGGTGCTGGCTACCAGTCAGAATATGAAGATACTCTGGCTGATATTGAACGCAGAAAAGCAGCAGACATTGCAGCAGATGCCGCTGCATTGCAGAATCTATAGGAGAAAATCATGGCAGTAATAAGATATGGCGGAGGCTCATCAGCCCCAAGAACAGCAGGCAGAGGAATGGCTCCTGCCGTTCGTACACAACCAGTGCGAGCAAACGCACCACGACTAGGACCAATGCCCCAGACACCAGAAGATACAGCAGCAGGTGAAGCAGCAGCAGGTGGAGCAAGTTTTGTTGTTGATATGGGTTCATCTGGAGGTGGTGGAGGCGGAGCAGGTACTTCTGCAGCAATCAATACTCAATATAAATTAGCAACAGATAAAGCAACCGCAAAACGCAATAGAAAACAGGCTGACTACATCAGGGGTCTTCTTTCTGGTACTGGCTATCGTTCTGCAATTGATGCATTGCTTGGCAAAGTTGGTGAAGAGGAAACTCGTCAACTTGGTGCATTAGATACACAGTTTGCTCCAGCAAAAGAAAACATTACTGGTGCCTATACAACAGCAACAGGACAAGCAACTACTGGTTATGATACTCTTCGTAATTGGCTTTCAACAAATGCTCCACGAGCATACTCTGAAGCAACTCGTGCAGTAGCATCTCCAATAGACAATGCTCTTGCTGCATATCAGCGTTCACAAGGAGTATCCACTGCACCCAGCGATGCTGCTGTTCAACTAGCAAACCTTGCTGCTAGCGGTGGTGCTTCTAACTATAATAGTTTGTTAAATACGCTTGCTGCTACATCTAGAGCAGGTCAAGAATCACGACTTGCCGAAGAACAAATGGCTCGTCTTGGAACTTCAAATCTTTTGTCACGCAATCAGGCTGCTGCTCTTGCTGCCCTTGCTGCACAGCGTGCTACTGCTGAATCTGGTATTCGTAGCCAGTTTGGTCAGACCAGACTCTCTGCTGAGCAGGCTGCAATCCAACGCCGTCAAGCACTTGAGGATGCACTTAGAGCACTAGTGGGGTACTAATCATGGCTGAGATTAACTGGAATGATATTTATAAAAATTATCTAACAGAAACAAAAGACCCATATAAGGCTGCGGAATACACAGTTTATGGTCGTCTAACTGGAAGTAAAAAAGTTCCAAAGGCATATACAAGAGATGAATGGCTAGTCACTTCTGCACCTACATACAAAAGTCTTACCGAATATTCAGGAAATGATGCTGCATCTAAGTATTTAAAAACGCAGGTTGTTCCATTGGCAAAGGCTGGAAAGTTTGACCTTGGTGCTGTTAGAACAATTGTTTCAACTCTTCAAAAGCCAGATGGCAAAAACTACACTGGTCCATCGTTTGGTTATCAGGAAGCATACGACTTAGTTAAGGGTATTTATGATGAGGTTGCAAAAGCCGAAAAATCATACGCACTTCAGCCTGGTAGTAACTGGTGGAAGCAATATGGTCTTCCTGACCCTTCGTTGCGCTTTGATGGAACAACATCAAAAGACACTGGTGCAGA